CCCCCTGCCCCCTGTGGTGCCGTGTGAGGTTGTCGGCAGGGCGGTGCGGTGTGAGGGTGCCACCGTTCAGCACAGGGCGCTACAGCGGGCCGCAACGGCAAGGGCGGCAGCACCGTCTGCTGGCACTGCCGCCCTACTGCGGGTGGTCAAGTTGTGAAGGTTGCTGCGGAGGGTGGTGCAGCGGGTGCCTAGGCGGCGGGTGGGTGGTCGGGTGTGGGCTTCGTCCACGGTCGACGACGCAGGCTCATGGGGTCACGGCCTGCCCATTCCACCCGGTAGTGGGGTCGACACAAGCCGAGTCCGTAGTGTTCGCCGTCGCAGCCTGGTAGTTCGCAGGTGCGGAGGTTGGTGCTGCGTGGTGGGAGTGGTGCGTGGAGGTCTGCCCCGGTGCGTTGGCGTTCGTAGTGGGCGGCACATAGTCCTTTCGCTCGGGGTGGCCGGTCGCAGCTGTCGATTGCACAGGTGCGTGGGTTAGAAGGGCCAGTCGATTCCATCGGTGTCGCTTTCTGTGGTGGTTGGTTCTTCGTTGGCGGGGTGGCCTCCGGGCGCGCCGCTCTTATAGAGCGGCGGCGCGCCGGGAATAGGCTCGGAGGGTGCGCCGGAGCGCGCCGGAGCACCGCGCCGGAACTGTTCGTCAGTGTTTGTATGGCTTTGCGGGGTGTCGTCGGAAGTGCGCCGCAGCGCGCCGCTGACCGCGCCGGAAGTGTCCTCTGACGCACCGCGCCGAAATACCTCCGGCGCGGTCAACAATTGCTTTTCGCCACTCTGTGTGGTGGTTTCGCCGAGAATTCTCACGTCCTGTTTGCGTGCCCGTTGGGCTGCCCGGAGGGCGTCGTTGTTGATCCGGTGGCCTGCGTCTCGGAGCAGTTGGGCGGCTTTGCGTGCCGACATGGTGGGCGGGATGCCAGCCTGCTCGAGGGTGGTCATGAGTTCCCTCGTGCCTGGCGGGTAGGCCTCGCCTCGACGTTCCCGGTAGGTGATGAGGTCGCCGGTGGTGTGCTGGTCGACGGTCAGGTCGGTGGGTACCCACGGGACACGGCTGTGGGTTCGTTTGAGGATCACGCCGGTGTCGGTGCGGCTGAGTGCCCACACCACGTCTACGTCGTCGTTCTTGGCGCTGGAGCCTCGCTGGCCTTTGCTGGTGTCTTTGCCGGCGTGGTCGGTGCGGATGACGGCTATCCCGGCGGCTTTGAGTGCCATGGCGGTGTGCCGGTAGAATGCTCGGGTGGTGTCGGCTTCGTTCTCTTCGCCTTGTACGGCCCGCCCGAACGTGTCGACGACGACGAGGTCGGCGGCGATGTCGGTGGCGTGGCGTACGAGCTGCCTGGCACCGGCGGCGGTGTCGAGCGGGTGGAGGCTGGGCAGGAGGGCGTAGTGCAGCCGTGTGAGGTCGTGTTGAGGTCCGTAGCCGAGGCTGGCGAGGCGTTCGGTGAGGTCGGCTGCGGTCATCTCGTAGTCCAAATAGAGCACGGTGCAGGGTCGGCTGGTGCCCATGCCGAGGATGGATTGCCCGGTGACTGCTGCGGCGATGGCTGCGAGCAGGATGGTGGACTTGCCAGCCTTTGCGGGTGCGAACAGGGCTACGGATCGGCCTCGGGGTATCAGCGGGTAGATCAGCCAGTCTTCGGGGTCGGTGTCGTCGGCCCATAGTTCGTCCCAGTTGACGGTGATGATGCCGGTGGGTGCGTGGAGGGTGGTGTGTTGTCTGAGGCCGTCTAGGGCGGCTAGGACGGTGTCTATGGGGGCGGTGTAGGCGGTTTCGGTGAGTTGGGCGGCGGCGTGGATGATGGTGCGCCGCTGGTGTGCCTCGACGATGAGTGCGGCGTATCTCGGGGCGAGTGACACGGCTGGGGTGTCGAGCATGAGCCGTGTGAGGTTGTCGACGGCGTATTGCCCGTCGGTGTGCCCGTTGCTGGCTAACTGCGCCGACAGGGTGATGGGGTCTATGCGCCCGTTGAGTTGGGTGATGGCGTGCCAGATGTGCCCGTGGGCGGGTGCGTAGAACTGGTCGGCGGTGAGGTCGGTTGCTCTAGCCCGGTCGGTGTCGAGTAGGGCGACGCCGATGATGGCTTTCTCGGCGTCCAGGTCGTGGGGTGGTTTGTGCATCAGATGTCAAACAGCATCGGCACTGACATGTCGTCGTCAAGCCGGCGCAGGTTGTTTACTGCGGTACGCCAGTAGGACGGCTTGAGTTCGCAGCCGATGCCGTTGCGGCCGAGCTTTACGGCTGAGAACACTTCGGAGCCGATGCCCATAAATGGAGTGAGGACGGTTTCGCCCCGGTTGCTCCACAGCCGGATGCAGCGCTCGATCAGGTCAAGTTGGAGCGGGCAGATGTGCCGTTCGTCGGCGTCGTCTCGGGCCACGGACGTGTTGAGGGTGTTGGTTTCCCGGATGTCGAACCAGACGGGGCGTGCCCATTCGATCCACGTTTCGTTGTCGCATTCGGGCTTGATCGGCGTTTCGTTGTCGCCAGGCTTGCGGAACATGAGCAAATAGTCAGCGAGTGCGGGTCGGCTCATGCTGCTGTCACGGTTGAGGGTGACGAACATTAGTTGGGTGGCCTTGGTGCGGATTGCTTGCGCCTGAGGGTCTTTGTCAATGGTGACTTCACCGTGGAAGATGAAGCCACCTTCCACATGGGTGCGGATGAGGTCGCCTCGGAAGTCGTACAGCCCGATGGCCCCGTCCTTGCCTTTCTGAAGTGCGATCTGCTGGCAATGGACGACGCACAGGCGGCCCGGCTTGGTCACTCGAAGCAGTTCGGACACGATGAACTGGTAGTGCTCCAAGAACTCGGTGCTGTTGCGGCAGTTGCCGAGGTCACGGTCGCTGGGCGAGTAGGTGAACAGGCTGGCGAACGGCGGCGAGTAGACGCACAGGTCGACGCTGTTCTCGGGCACCTCGGCGAGGCGTTCGCATGAGTCGCCGAGCATGGCGGTCCACATGTCGCCCTGCTCGATGTCGGTCACGTAGGGCTGTGGGTCGTGGGTGGTCATTGTGTTTCCTCCTGTTTGGTAATGAAGTTAATGGCGTCTTTAATCGGGATCAATATGGCTCGGTTGACTTTGACGACGGCATGGTGTCGGCCTCTTCGGCCATAGATCGTGTCTCGCACTGTTCCGGGCGTCACGCCCATGAACACTGCCAACTGTTCCACGGTCACGTAGCCCTTCAAATTGGAGACTCGCACTGAACGTGGATCACCTTTCCCCTGCCCAAGAAACAGCGTCCGAGTCTCAGCGTTCGGGCAAGCGTGCGCCTTCGTGCTGCGTGCGTCGGTGGGGAACAGGGTAGGGGCGCATTCGTGTCGTGTAAATAGCCAATGTTGGGCCGAGTCCCAATGGCTGATGATGTGCTCGGTCATGGCCAGGTTGCATGGATTGCACGTCCAGCCACGTTCAACGCCGCACTTGTGGCAGTGATCCCAGACGAGCTGAAACGTGCCGACGTGGGTCTTGCACAACTGGCACCGGCCGTCGGTCGGCGGTCTAGTCCGTGTCGGCATCAGTGGGCTTCGTGTTCATGTGGTGTACGAGGCGATCAACCCAGTCGGCGACCTCGGTTTCTTTGCGCTTCACGTTCTCTACGATCTGCTGCTCAAGTTCGCTGGTGACGATCCATGCGGTGACGGGTGACTGTTGCCCGAACCGCCAGCAACGGCGCACCGACTGGTAGTAGCTCTCCCATGAGTCTGAGAGGCCGACGAATACCATCTGGTGGCAGTTCTGAAAGTTCATGCCCATGCCGGCAATGGATGGCTTGGTGACGAGGACTCGTATCTTGCCGTCTTGGAATGCCTCAAATGCGTCGGCTTTCTCGTCCGGTGTCATGGTGCCGTGCACGTTGACTGCGCCATCTACGAGCCGGGTGATGGTGTCGGCTTCGTCGTTGAGGCCGCACCATGCGATCCATTGCCCGCCGCCGGCGAGGATGCCTGCTGCGGAGTCGGTGCGTGCTTTGAGGGTGGATTTGCGGACGGCTGCTCGACCGCCGACACCGCCGAGGTCGGTGGCGAACAGTTGGCCTTCCTGCTCAATTTCGACCGGTATGGCGACGGCTTGAATGTTGAGCGGTGGCAGGTGGTATGGGGTGTCGTCGCCGCCGATGTCGGACGGCTTGCGGGCTGCGGTTGCCCATGTGGCCATCCATTTGAACATGGGGTCAATGGCGTGACCTTTGAGTCGCCATCCGTCGTCGTCGTGGACGAAGTACGCAGCGAGCATCTCGTTGCGTGGCATCACGCTGAGAAACTCTGCCTGGTTGCAGAGTTCGGTGACATCGTTCGGTGCTGGTGTCGCTGACCACGAGCTGCGGTATGGGGTGTCTCGCCATTGCTTGATGAGGGCGTTGCGGGTGGAGCCGGTGAAGTTCTTCAGGATGCTTGACTCGTCGAGGGCTACCGCTTGGAACATGGCTGGGTTGAAGTGGTCGGCTAGTTCGTAATTCGTGATGCTGACGGTGCCGGGCACCACCTGCTCGGGGCGGCGCACGTATCGCACGTCGGCCTCAATCTTGACGGCCTCTCGCACTGTCTGCCGTGCGACGGATAGCGGGGCGATGATGAGCGATGACGGGGCGATGAGTCGTGCCCACTCAATTTGCATGCGTGTCTTGCCGAGGCCGGTGTCGGCGAACACGGCGCTGCGGCCTCGCTCAAGGGCTTTGAGGACGATGCGTTTCTGCCAGTCGTGGAGCGACGGGTGCAGGTCGGCTGCGGTAGCGGTGATGCCGGCGGATTGGTGGCGGCGCGCCTTATTCGCTAGGAATGCTTGGTAGTCCATTGATCCTCCTGAGATTGGACTGGTGGGTGTGGGTTAGGCGGGGCGTGTGTCGGGCATGCGTGCGACGTGCAGGTCACCGTTGGCGTCATACACCCATGTGGCACGCCCGAGTAACCGGTTGCCGTCGCTGCGGCTGGCGTACAGCTCTCCGTACGGCAGGACGGTGGTTTCGATCAGCACCGGCAGGTCGGGGTCGGTGACCCTAGCGAGTGCGGCCATGGTGGCGTTGCGGGACACGGGCGGTGTGAGGGTGACGACAACGGCTAGCCGGTCGTCTAGCAGGTGGAGCCAGTTGCCGTGTCGTTCGTGGGCGATGGCGTTGCTGTTGCACCAGGTTGAGTAGCGGTCGAGTGCGTCGGTCACAACGGCACCGCCTCTCGGATCACGATGCTGGCCCCCAACCACTGCTGCCACACATCCACCTTGATCGCTGAGAGGCGCACGACTTGCCGGTCGTCGCCTATCAGCCCGCCAGCGGTCAGCGAGTCAAGCACGGCCCGTAGCAGTTTGTCGAGGTCGGGTGTGGTTGCCCGGTGCCGGATCGCATGGTCACGGTCGTGCTTGGGCGCCGACTTGGGCATCGGGAACCGGAACGTGACATCCACATCGAGCGGCATTGTCTGGCAGCCGTGTTGTTCTGCGGCGGTGGCGGCTTCAGCGGCGACTGCGGCTCGCCAATCTTTCAGCCCTGTGCCGCCGGCAGTGATGAGTCGTGCGCCTCGGGGCGTGTGCACGGCTCGCATGCCGCCTTGTGCGGACGGCAAGCCGTAGACGGTGAGGGTGATCATTGCGCTTCCTTTCGCATGGGTGTGTTCTTGCAGCGGCGTGTGGCGTTGCAGAGTGCGCCCGTGTAGGGCACGTCGCCTTCGCTGACACGGTTGCCGCATTTGGGGCATACCCAGACGGCTGGCCACCAGGTCACAGGGTGCTCCAGTCGTTGCAGGCGGTGCGGAGTTCGCCGGTGAGGTAGAGGTCGCCGGTTGCGACGATGTCGAGCAGGTCAGCCATGCGCTCACCGGCCCGTTGCATGTCGAGCAGGATGGCGGCAGCGTGTTGCAGCCGGTCGGCGATGCGTGGCGGTGCGCCGGCGGCAATGAGT